GTACAAGGGCGGACTGCGGTTTCATCCGAGCGTGAATCTTTCGATCATGAAGTTTCTGGGATTTGAACAGACATTTAAGAACAGCCTGACGGGACTGCCGATCGGCGGAGCGAAGGGCGGCAGCGACTTCGACCCGCGCGGCAAGAGCGACGGGGAAGTGATGCGCTTCTGCCAGGCGTTCATGACGGAACTGTACCGGCACATCGGACCGGACGTGGACGTGCCGGCGGGGGACATCGGCGTCGGAGGACGGGAGATCGGGTATCTCTACGGACAGTACCGGCGGATCCGGGGCGCGTTTGAAAACGGGGTGCTGACGGGCAAGGGGTTAAGCTACGGCGGCAGCCTGATCCGGCCGGAAGCGACGGGGTACGGCGCGGTATATTACGCCAACGAGGTGTTCGCGCACGAAGGGGACACGATCAAAGGAAAGACGTTCGTGCTGTCCGGATTCGGAAACGTGACGTGGGGCGTGGCGAAGAAACTGGAAGAACTGGGCGCAATGGCCATCGCGATCTCGGGACCGGACGGCTACGTGCACGACCCGAAGGGAGTGCTCGGCAAGAAGATCGAGTATCTCGTGGAGATGCGGGCGAGCGGACGGGACAAGGTGAAGGACTACGCGGACCGGTACGGCTGCGCGTTCTACCCGGGCGAAAAGCCGTGGGGGGTGAAGGCGGACGTGTACATGCCGTGCGCGACGCAGAACGACGTGAACATGCTGAGTGCAAAGAAGATTGCGGACAGCGGATCGAAGTACTACATCGAAGTGGCGAACATGCCGACGACGAACGACGCGCTGAACTACCTGATGGAGCAGAAGCATCTGATCGTGGCGCCGAGCAAAGCGGTGAACGCGGGGGGCGTGGCGACGAGCGCGCTGGAGATGAGCCAGAACAGCATGCGCTACAGCTGGAGCGCGGAAGAAGTGGACGCGAAGCTGCACGGGATCATGAAGAACATCCACGACAGTTCGGCAAAGGCGGCGGAGGAGAACGGCTTAGGCTACAACCTCGTAGCTGGCGCGAACATCGCGGGGTTTGCCAAAGTCGCGGATGCCATGATCGCGCAGGGCTTGATCTAGAGATTGTTTGCCAGAGCAATCAAGATCGAGGAAGCATTGGAATTCCTCCATGCTAGTGGAAAAGATCATCAATTTGATGATCTTTTCTTCAAATATGCAATTCGTGTTTGGTTCTATTTTATGATAAGAGCTTTTATCGTTGAGGTGTCCCCCAAAGAGTAGTCCACTTTGAATGAGAAAAAATCGATGTTTAAACAGCCTCAGAGCCCGATTTCTGGGCAAATTCAGCCGGTGTCAGGTAGAAAGTAGCGCTGTGCGGACGGAACTCGTTGTAGTACCTTCGCCAACGCTCAACTTTGTCTCTGGCGTCCTCCAGAGACATAAACCAGTTCATGTTCAGGCATTCATTCCGGAAGATACTGAAAATCGCAGATTGAGGTTCGCAACAATTATCACAGCCGCTTATAAGCGGCTTTTCTTTTTTGGGCGGCTTTCATTATCAATACACAACTGATAAAATAATATATTTTCCAAAACTGGCAAAATCTTTGCCGGATTTGCAAAGTCAAAACGTTTTATTTAAGTAGGGGGAGAAGAAGGCAAAATACGTACCATCCCCAAGAGATCAATCAGGAGGAATATTTATTGAAGACCGAGTACGAAAAAGCAGTAGCCTGCGAGATGTTCGACGCCTACTGCAAACAGATCCTGCGTAACGCACTTGCAGACTATCTTCGAAGAAAGAATTATCTCAACGAGCACGAAATTCCAACGGCAGACATGGATTTATATATCGACACCGGGAACGAAATCACTGAACGATCTTGGGAAGGCGTCTTATACATCGAATTCGAAGGACAGTCTTATCCGTTGGAAAACGAAGCTTTACATAAAGCTTTGAGCACGTTGTCGGAAAGGTGTATCGGCGTTTTACTGCTGAAATACTGGCACCGGATGAACGATATGGAGATTGCAGCTCATTTTCAAATAGGCGAACGCACGGTCAGATACTGGCGAAAAAACGCTATCGCAAAAATAAAGAGGTGGTATCAAGTGAACCATATCAAACTCGACTACCCCTCACCTCAGGATTGAAAGGAGCGCCTGTTGGCGCAGTGACGCAATGCACGCATGAAAATAGCGTACGAAACGATTTGTGACGCAGTTAAAGGTAAGCCCGAAGCGATGGAAGAAATCCTCGCAGCATATCAACCCTACATCAATGCCATAGCCGCGATCAAACCATCCGGCGTAACCAGCAGCAGAAAATCACGACTGGATCAAGACGCGGCGCAAGCATTGCGAAAAAAACTAATTGAAGAGATTCCAAAATGGAAGGAGATTTGCAAGTGATCCTATTACCTGATCTATTCGAGTTTGCATATGTACCCAACTGGTTTGACCATCTCAGCACATTGGCTGAGATGGCCATGCCGGAATCATGGCGATTCACGCATCCAGTATTCCCGCTTAAGAACACAGAAACACCGATTCTCGAACGATACATCAAGTATGTGTTCCGAAAGCAGATCATTGACTTTAACAACTTCCCATATGAGTCGGACTCCGAATGTAGAGATAGAACTTTCTATATTAGGAATGAAAAGGCTTGTTTTAACACGGGTCTATTCACAAAGAACTACAAGAGCATCTATGGATGCTTTTCTCGCAATAAACACATAGAAGCGCTGCAAGATTGGTATTTCCGAGGTTTCTTTGATGATGCTTCATCCGACTTGAAGTATGTGCAGCCATTGCCGGATAAACCGGGATTTCCTCTTCCGATCACGGGCATGACGTACTTCCCGCTTTGGGATATTCGTGTCAACGTGAACCACATCCTATGTGACCCGGAAAACTTTGCACGGCTACCCATGGAAGTGCAGAGAGCGAAGAATCTATCACTCTTGCTTGAAACAGCAGTCGAGTTGGCGCGTCGCAAAGCATCGTTTGAACCCGGCATTGTTGTGCCGCAGGGATATCAGAGTAAAGTTCAATTCTTGCTTCCGTTGTGTTTGCTGGATACGGAGCACACCGATATTGCCATGACGCTTGCACCCATGGACGGCTATTATCTCGGCCATACCTGCTTGACGCTGGAGATGGCGTATATGAACGCGCGGCTGATCGGCAGGCCGGTCGCACCATGGCTCATAGAGCTGGTGAGCTAATGTTATCCCAGGTCGGTAACCGACATGGTTTCAGGAATGAAGAGCTCGCCTTTCAACCCTGAAGCTATTCATGCTCCCGTGGCAATTGTGGGTATTGTGATCCTCTTTGAAATTTGAGCGAGGTGCTCCGGTGATACGTATCTACTGAAACAAACGTACGAAAAAAGTATGTTGTGAATATGTACAGGGAGGATGCTGCCGAATGGAAGAATGGAACCACGTTCGAATCATATGCCCGCAATGCGGGAAACGCAATCTCGGGTATAAGAACGCGAAAGGAGATTGCAAGCTTTGCTGCCCTCACTGCAGGAGCGTGATGTTCAGTCGACGCAAAACTCCGACCAAACGCGTTATCCTGATTACAACGCCCAGCCAACGAGAACCCTAACGCGCATTCGATAACGACGGTTTTGGTCGGGCTGAAACAGCGCACCGCTTAAACCCAAGATCAGGTCATTCGAATCTTAGTACGTCATGCTGAAATAAGCGCGGACCCTGCGAAATAAGGCTCCGGCGGACATAAGCCATTGCGAAGTAACGCAAATGGCACGTCCTCCGGAGCTTTTTTGTTTTTTTTTTCAAACAGGCAAGAAGCTTGCCGGTTTGCTTTGTAGCATACAAGCATCGAACGGAAAGGAGGTGAGCATGCGGTTGCGACCCAATGAACGCAGACTTGCGCTGCTGGAAGTGTTGTGCGCCCGGCGATATGACACGATCCGAAATCTGGCGCGCGAGTTTCGGGTGTGTGAACGTACGATCCGTTACGACATTGAAGAACTGACGCTTGCTTATCCTCTTGAGACCGTTCAGGGCAACGGAGGCGGTGTGAAGGTGGCTGACGGATACTTCATCGGACGGAAGTATCTCAAGCCGAGCCAACAACAGCTGCTGCAGAAGCTGGCCGCGCTATTGACTGGTGAGGACTTGATCATCATGAAATCAATCTTTACGGACTTTGGAATGACCTCATCAAACGAACGGAAAGGAGCGAAACCATGAGCCAGCAAGAAGCAATACATCAGGTGATCTTGGCGCTGAGAGCATTAACGGATTCACTTACCGCACTCAACGAAGAACCAACTCCGAAACCGCAAGTGGAAAATCAAGCCCCGACCTATTCATTGGAAGATGTCCGCGCGGTACTTGCGGAGATCAGCAGATCGGGCAAACGCGAAGCGGTTCAACAATTACTCAGGGAATTCGGTGTACAGAAGCTCAGCGAACTGGATAGCGCGCGGTATCCAGTGCTGCTTGAAGCCGCAGAGGCGATTCGTTGAGCGGGCATGCGCTGCTCTCCGCGTCCGGAGCGCATAAATGGCTGCATTGCAGCCCATCAGCACGATTGGAACAATCGTATCCAGACCATGAAACAGAGTCCGCCGCCGAAGGAACCGCGGCGCATGCGTTGGCGGAATACAAGCTGAAAACAGCGCTGGACCAGAAAGCGGATCGCCCGATCTCTTCGTACGAAACGGATGAGATGAATGCCTGCACCGATGATTATGTTGCATTTGTCCTCGAACGCATCGCGCAGGCAAAACTCCATTGCTCTGATCCAATCGTTTTGATCGAGCAGCACTTGGACTTCTCCTGTTATGTGCCACAGGGATTCGGAACCGGCGACGTCGTGATCGTCGGCGATGGTGTGCTGCACATCATCGATTTCAAGTATGGAAGAGGCGTATTGGTTGACGCGGCAGAGAACCCTCAGTTGATGCTTTACGCACTCGGTGCATTGCAGCAATTTGGGAATCTTTACGAGATGGAACGTGCGCAAATGACGATCTTCCAGCCGCGCCGGGAGAACGTCAGCACCTGGTCTGTTTCGATTTCGGAACTGTTGACATGGGCCGACTCCACTCTGAAGCCGCGCGCGGTTTTGGCCTATGACGGCAAAGGTGATTATTACCCTGGCGACTGGTGCACATTCTGCAAAGCCGCGGTGAAATGTCGCGCTCGTGCGGAATCGAAACTGTCGCTTGCAAAGTATGAGTTCGCATTGCCTCCGCTGCTCACAGACGATGAAATCGAAGAAATTCTGCTCCACGTCGACGATCTCAACAAGTGGGCGAACGACATAATCGGGTATGCGACTGACGCTGCGGTGAGCCACGGGAAAACGTGGCGGGGATTCAAGCTGGTGGAGGGTCGTTCGATCCGTAGGTTCACAGACGAGTCGGCCGTTGCACGGACAGTGATAGCCGCCGGCTACCGGGATATCTATCGCCAGTCGATGATCCCGTTGACCGATCTGGAGCGGGTCATGGGCAAGGAACAGTTTCAAGAGCTTCTTGGGAGATTTGTGGTCAAACCACCGGGCAAACCGACGCTTGTGCCCATTTCGGATAAACGCCAACCCATCCGCATTTCAAATGCACATCAAGAATTCAAGGAGGATATCGAACATGGATAAACAGAATCCGACCAAAGTGGTCACCGCAAAAGTGCGGCTCTCTTACGCAAACATCTGGGAACCGCAGAGCATCAACGGCAGCGAGCCGAAGTACAGCGTATCTATCATCATTCCCAAATCCGATCGGGCGACGGTTTCCAAGGTCAACGCGGCTATCGACGCGGCGATTCAAGCGGGGCTAGGCAAGTTCGGCGGTAAAATGCCAAACCGTGCAACGTTGAAACTTCCGCTTCGTGATGGGGATACGGAGCGTACAGATGAGGCGTATCGCGATGCGTATTTTCTGAACGCAAACAGCAAAGCTGCGCCGCAGATCGTCGATCGTGACCTGAACCGCATTTTGGATAAAGCAGAAGTGTATTCCGGATGCTATGCGCGTGTTTCGCTGAACTTCTACGCGTTCAACACGAATGGAAACAAAGGCGTAGCCTGCGGGCTTGGTAATATCCAGAAGGTTGCGGACGGAGAACCGCTTGGCGGCAGAACCGACGCGGAAACCGACTTTGCCGACGACGAGTATCTGGCCTGAACTGCACGAAGTAGAGGCGGCAGATAAATGCGCTGCCGCCTCTGCCGAAAGGAACTCATATGAAACGCCTGTCGATCGATATCGAAACATACTCCAGCGTGGAACTCAAGCAAACGGGCGTCTACCGATACAGCGAATCACCCGATTTCACGATTCTTCTGTTTGGATATTCTGTGGATGGCGGAATTGTGCGAACAATCGATCTGGCGAACGGAGAAACAATTCCGCACGAGTTGATCCATGCATTATTCGACAGCACGGTCGAGAAATGGGCGTTCAATGCGCAATTCGAACGCGTATGCCTGTCTCGTTATATCGGCGTATGGCTGCAGCCGGAGTCATGGCGCTGCTCGATGGTTTGGGCGTCGACGCTTGGCTTACCACTATCACTGGAAGCGGTGGGCGAGGTGCTTGGGTTGGAAAAGCGAAAACTGTCGGAAGGCAAGGAACTCTTGCGCTACTTCTGTAAGCCCTGCAAACCGAACAAAGCAAACGGCGGCCGAACGCGGAACAGGCCGCATGACGCGCCAGAGAAATGGGAGCGGTTCAAAGCGTATAACATCCGGGATGTCGAAACGGAGCTTGCGATCCAACAGGCACTCGTGAGATTTCCCGTGCTACCCGTGGAGTGGGAGAACTATGCGCTCGACCAGCGGATCAACGATCGTGGCATCGGGATGGACCAAACGCTTGTGAAGCAGGCGATCCGGTGTAATCACGAGAGCCGTAGGAGCACGCTTTCAGAAGCACAAGCACTGACGGGAATACCCAATCCGAACTCGACGCAGCAGCTGACGGCATGGCTTGCGCAAAACGGGATGGAGGCTTCTTCGCTGGACAAAAAGGCGGTGGCTGCACTGTTAAAGGATGCTGGCGGACAAGTCGCGCAGATGCTGGAGTATCGTAGAGAACTGGCGAAGAGCAGCGTCAAGAAATATGCCGTCATGCAAACGGTCGTCTGCCGGGACGGGCGTGCGCATGGACTGATCCAGTTCTATGGCGCGAACAGGACAGGCCGATTCGCCGGGCGATTGATTCAGGTACAGAATCTTCCGCAGAACCATATCAAGGATCTCACGTTGGCGCGGACATTGATTCTCGAGGGCAGGTATCCCGATGTTGATCTGTTATATGGTTCCGTTTCGCTTGTACTTTCGGAGCTGATCCGGACAGCGTTTGTTCCCAAGAAGGGTCATAGGTTCTTTGTCGCCGATTTCAGCGCGATTGAAGCGCGGGTTCTTTCGTGGCTCGCGGGAGAAGAGTGGCGATTGGATGTGTTTCGACAAGGCGGAGATATCTATTGCGCGTCCGCCAGCCAGATGTTCCATGTCCCGGTCGAAAAGAACGGCGAGAACGCTTATCTGCGGCAGAAGGGGAAAGTATCCGAGTTGGCCAATGGCTATGGCGGCTCCGTCGGCGCACTGATCGCTATGGGCGCGCTGGAGATGGGGGTTCATGAAGATGAGCTCGCGCCGCTGGTCAGAGCATGGCGGGCTGCGAACCCGAAGATCGTGCGGCTTTGGTGGGAAGTGGATGCTGCCGTGAAGAAAACGGTTCGCGAGCGCGTTTCAACGCAAACGCACGGAGTCCATTTCGAATATGAGGGCGGATATCTCTTCATTCGATTACCATCCGGCCGCCGGTTGGCGTATCCAAAGCCAGCTGTTGCAAAGAACCGCTTTGACGGTGAATCGGTCACATATGAAGGCGTCGGTGAATCCAAGAAATGGATGCGGCTGGAAAGCTACGGACCTAAGTTAATTGAGAATATCACGCAGGCGATTGCGCGCGATATCCTCACCGACGCAATGCGCCGGCTGGATTCCGCGGGATACCCGATCGTCATGCATGTGCACGATGAAGTAGTGATCGAAGCGCCGCCCAACACAAGCCTTGAACGCATCTGCGCGATCATGGCAGAGCAACCCGAATGGGCGAACGGCTTACCGCTGCGAGCGGACGGCTTTGTCTGCGATTTTTATAGGAAAGACTAAGGAGAAGAATTCATGCGAGTTCCACGTTGTAACCAGGAAGGATATGCAGACCCAACGGCTCAATTCGCTCTGAAGCGATGCCCGGCAAAGAACAAGAAGACACGGGATCCGACCTACCGCCCGATCGTATTCATTTGCTCTCCATATGCGGGGGATATGGAACGGAACGTGAAGGACGCGATCCGATACTGTAAATACGCGCTCACACAAAACAAGTTCCCGTTCGCGCCGCACCTGCTGTTCCCGCAATTCTTAGACGACCGTATCCCCGAAGAGCGGGAGCTTGGTCTTAAGTATGGACGTATTTATCTGCGAGAGTGCAAAGAGGTTTGGGTATTCGGGACATATATCTCCCGCGGCATGGAAGCGGAGATCGCTTTCGCAAAGTGCTGGAAGATACCGGTGCGATTCTTTACCGATACGTATCAGGAGGTGACGGAATATGAAGCTCGCCATTGGCAACAGCCGAATGGACAAGATCTGGCGAAACTGTGAGATGACATGGGATGAATTCTGTGAGCGTGTCAGCATCACGACCCGCACGCCGGAAACGGTCGCGGAATACCGTACCGCAAAGCGCGGACAACAGGATCGGATCAAGGATGTCGGTGGCTTTGTGGGCGGGTGGCTGCGCGAAGGCCGAAGAAAGAACGGGAATGTTCTCTGCCGCTCCATGTTGACGCTGGACATGGATTACGCATCGCCCGACACTTGGGCACAGATGCGTGAATCGGTCGATTTTGCCTGCTGCGTGTACTCAACGCATAAGCACACGTTGGAGAAACCGCGCTTGCGGTTGATCATTCCGCTTGCGCGGGAGATCACCGAAGATGAATACCCGGCTGTCGGGCGCATGGTCGCCAAGCAGATCGGAATCGACCTATTCGACGATACCACATACGAAGCCTCTCGACTGATGTACTGGCCGAGTACATCGCGGGACGGCGAGTTCGTTTTTGAGCAGCGTGACGGTTTGGATCTGGATCCGGATGCGTATCTTGCCATGTATCAGGATTGGCGCGATGTATCCACCTGGCCGGTCTCAAAACGTCAGTCGGAGGTTGAACGACACGCTGCGCGGGAACAATCGGATCCGCTGTCAAAGGACGGGATCATTGGCGTATTTTGCAGGACGTTCGGCATGGAAGACGCAATCGAAACCTTCCTGCCGGATGTATATGAACCGAGCGTAATGGAGGGTCGATACGACTACATACCCGCCGACAGCTGCGCCGGGGTTGTTGTATATGACGCGAAGTTCGCTTACAGCCATCACGCGACCGATCCGGCGAGTGGGAATCTACTCAACGCGTTTGATCTTGTCCGCATCCACAAATTTCGGGACATGGATGATCGGGCGGCTGACAATTTGCCCGTTAATAAGCTGCCGTCGTATCAGGCGATGTGCGAGTTTGCGGTATCACTCGACAAGGTGAAGATCCAGATCGATGAAGAACGCAGGATGGAAGCCGCCGCTGACTTTGCCGGCGAGGACAAGGACTGGCGGACATTGCTCAAGTATCAGCCAAAGAGCCATGTGTTGGAAAACAGTGTCTGGAACGAGATGCTCATCCTTGAGAACGATCCGGAGTTCGCGAATTTTGCGTATAACGAATTTGCAAACCGTGTGCAGGTCACGGGCGCAACGCCTTGGGAACGGCCGAGCGACAACCGCTATTGGCGGGACGCGGATACGGCGCAACTAAAGGCGCTTATGGATGTTCGCTATGTATCGTTCTCCAGCCGGAACCACGACGTCAGCTTTACCAAGGTTGCGGACGACAGACGGTTTCATCCCATCCGCGATTACCTGAATTCTCTGCCACAGTGGGATGGGGTGCCGAGGATCGAAACGCTGCTCGTACGGTGCTTGCAAGCTGACGACAATCCGTATGTGCGAGCAGTCAGCCGAAAGACATTCGCGGCTGCGGTTGCGCGTATCTATAAGCCCGGCACGAAGTTCGACAGCGTTCTCGTGTTCGACGGCGTGCAGGGTATCGGAAAAAGTACGCTGTTCAAAGAGATCGTAGGGGACGAATACTACTCAGAAACACTCTCACTAACCGATATGGACGATAAGTCCGGCGCGGAGAAGCTGCAGGGGTTCTGGGTGGTTGAGATTGGCGAGCTGGCGGGCATGAAGAAAGCCGATATCGAGAAAGTGAAGGCATTCCTCTCAACTGCTGACGACAAATACCGGCCGAGTTACGGCAAGACGGTGGAGAGCCATCCGCGTCAGTGCATCATAATCGGATCCGTCAACGGCGAGCGCGGTTATCTACGCGACATCACCGGCAATCGCCGCTTCTGGATCGTGAAGGTGCATCAGGAGGAACAGGTCAAGAAATGGAGCTTTTCCCCGGAGGAGCGCGATCAGATCTGGGCGGAAGCCAAGGTGATCTACGAAGGCGGTGAAAAGCTTTATCTCGAGGGTGATCTGATCAGGATCGCCGAATCCGCGCAGCGGGATGCTATGGAGGTAGATGAACGGCAAGGCATGGTCGAGGAGTATTTAAATACGCTCTTACCCGAGTATTGGGACACGATGGACGTCTACCAGCGCAGGAACTTCATTTCGGATCGATCCGACCCCACCAACCCGAAAGGCGTCACTTTGCGTATGGAGGTTTCCAATGCCGAAATTTGGAGCGAGTGCTTGGGCCGCAATATTTCTGAGCTAAAACCAGCCGATAGTTACGCGCTCGCCGCCCTCATGACGAAGGTCTCGGGATGGGAGCGGACGCATGAAATGAAGCGATTAGCCCTGTATGGCCGGCAGCGAATTTACAGACGAACTTGTTCCAACACATAAACCCAGATGGTATGCGGAATTTTGAGTGTGTGGCAACAAGTGAACAACTAAACTCCATTATATTCAAAATGGCTGAAAAACAAGAGAGAAAGAGTTTTGTGTGCACCCATACACGCGCGTAAGCAATAAAGGGAAAAAGTTGTTCCGTTGTTCCCTTGTTCCAAGGAGGAGAAAGGCAATGAGAGGTTATTTTGGTGCAGATCGGTGCTGCTGTACCAAGCAGCAGAACTTGTGGAATGCGTTGGATTTGGGAGTGGAGTGCGTTTGCATGAGCGATTTACTGCCCGATGACAACCATACAAACGCTGGGTGGTCTGCCTGTGAATATGGTGTAAGTCCGAAATGAAGGAGAAAGCGTTGGAACGTAAACTGGTTGATGCGGTAATTGATATGGGAGGCCTTGCCATGAAATTTATCGCCCCGGGGTTGGATGGTGTGCCAGATCGGTTGGTACTGCTCCCTCATGGCAGGATCGCATTTGTGGAATGCAAAGCGCCGGGACAAGGATTGCGACCGCTGCAGCGTAAACGAAAAGAACAACTGGAAGCGTTAGGCTTTTCGGTTTACTGCCTGAGTGGAGCCGACCGGGTTGGAGGGATACTGCGTGAAATACGAGGCGCGTGAATACCAAACATTTGCGACGGATTTCATTCTGTCTCACCCGGCGGCAGGAATCTTTCTGGATATGGGCTTGGGCAAGAGCGTGATTACATTAACGGCGGTTGCGGAGCTTCTATTCGACCGGTTCGAGATCAGCAGTGTGCTGATCATAGCTCCATTGCGCGTTGCCAGAGATACATGGCCATCGGAACTGCAGAAATGGGATCACCTGAGCCATCTGCGCTGGTCGGCTGCGATCGGTTCAGAGAAAGAACGCAGGTCGGCTCTGTCTAGAACGGCTGATGTGTATCTGATCAACCGCGAGAACGTGAAATGGCTGATCTCCGATTCCGGGCTGCCCTTTCACTACGACATGATCGTCGTGGACGAGCTCTCCTCCTTTAAGTCACATAAGTCCGAGCGGTTTCGCGCATTGCGAAAGGCACGTCCGTCAGCGCGAAGGATCGTCGGGCTTACGGGCACGCCGAGCTCAAACGGGTTGATGGATCTGTGGGCGGAGATTGGACTGCTCGATATGGGGGAGCGGTTGGGGCGGTATATCGGTCGATACAGGGACACTTACTTTGTGCCGGACAAACGAAGCATGCAGCAGATCTTCTCGTACAAACCACGCGAAAACGCGGAAGACGAAATCTATCAGAAGATCAGCGATATAACGATCTCCATGCGAAGCGAAGACTACGTCGAAATGCCGGAGCGAATTGACAACATCATATACGTTCAGCTTTCAAGCGCCGAGATGGCGCTTTACAAAGAACTGCGGCGGAAATTGATTCTACGGCTGCCCGATGGAGAGATCGACGCGAAGTCCGCTGGCAGTTTGACTGTAAAACTGCTCCAGATGGCCAATGGCGCGGTCTACTCGGAAGATGGTGGATATGCTCAGATCCACGATCGCAAGCTTGACGCACTGGAGGATCTATTGGAAGCGGCAAACGGGAAACCAGTCATGGTGGCGTACAACTTTCGACATGATCTTGATCGAATCCGTTTGCGTTTTCCAATAGCAAGAGTGATCCGTGCGTCAAACGACATCTCGGATTGGAATGAAGGCAAAATACCGCTTGCATTGATTCATCCGGATTCCGCGGGATATGGATTAAACCTGCAAAACGGAGGTTCTACGTTAATCTGGTTTGGACTGCCATGGAAACTGGAAGCTTACCAGCAGACCAACTTCCGATTGTATCGAAGCGGTCAGCCGGACGCCTGCGTGGTGGTTCATCACATCCTCGCAAAAGGAACGTTGGATGAACGGGTGTTACTTTCGTTGCAGGAGAAAAACGCTTCGCAGTCCGCTTTGTTGGATGCGGTACGAGCAGATATCCAAAAGGAGGCGGCCTAAAGTGAGTTCACAAGAGTGCGTATTTCATTTCAAGACAAATGGCTGCAAGATCATGAGCAATAAACGTTGCCCCAAACGGTGTTCATTCTATTTGACACGAGAGCGTCAGATGGCGTCGATCGAGGTCGCATATGAACGGATGCGCCGCATGTCCGAGTTAAGACAGTACGAGATATCCGAAAAATATTACGGTGGGAAAATGCCGTGGAAAAGAGAGGAATTATAACATGACCACAAAGGAATATTTATCGCAGGCCTATCGGATCGATCAGCGTATCAACAGCAAGCTGGCTCAGGTGATGACTCTGCGAGAACTGCTCGAAAAAACAACTGTGATACTGTCCGGAACGCCCAAATCGGCGACGCGTAATCCTCACACGATGGAGGATACGATCGCGAAGATTGTTGACTTAGAGAATGAAATCAACATGGAGATTGACGCGCTCGTCAATCTCAAAGCGGACATCACACGGCGGATCAAGCGTGTGGAGAACACGGAGTATCAGACGATACTGGAACTGCGGTATCTGTGCTTCAAACGGTGGGAAGAGATTGCGGTAGATATGGGATACAGCCTGCGTAGGCTGTACGAACTACATGATTGTGCTTTGGAGGGAATTTCTTAAAAAGTCCGCACCAAATCGCATTGCATCGCACCCTGTCACCTGTGAGATAATACAATTGCAAAAGATAGATCGGGAGCCTTCGCTACGAACGCGGAGGCTTTTTCTATACATGGGAGGAACAGGATGCCAATAAAACCTAAGCGTCCCTGCTCTTATCCGGGGTGCGGCAAGCTGACTGACGGTCGGTACTGCGATGGACACAAACAAATCTTAGAGCAACAGTATAACTATTACCTTCGAGACCCGGATACCAACAAACGATACGGTCGCGCGTGGAAGAAACTCCGCGCGCGATTTTTATCGCGACACCCTTTGTGTGAGGAGTGCAAGAGCGAAGGTAGACTCACTTCCGCTGAAGAAGTACATCACATTCTGCCGCTGGCAAACGGTGGTACAAACGATGAGAGCAATCTCATAGCGCTTTGTAAGAGCTGTCATTCGAAGATTACGATCGGCAGCACCAACACAAGACAGAATTCACATGCGAAATGACCCGGTGGGGGCAATTTTACCTCTGTAACCTTCTCAACTGGACAACGCGGTCGGGTCGCGTACAAACATTCGCGGTTTCAAGAGGTCGAATAGGTCTCTATTTTTTTAAGGAGGAAACCCAAATGCCAAACGGTCACGGCGGGGCGAGATTAGGCGCGGGGCAAAAGAAAAAGCCGCTCGCGGACAAGATGCTCGACGGTAACCCCGGCAAGCGCAAGCTGACCGTTGTGGAGTTTCCAAATACCGCCAACCTACAGGGAAACGAGATGCCTTTGCCGAGGGAACTTCTCTCCGCGCGGCAGAAAGATGGGCGTAACCTTGAGGCGGCTGAAATCTTCACGAATACTTGGGACTGGCTCGACCAGCGCGGTGCAGCGAGAATCGTTTCACCGCAACTGCTGGAGCGATACGCCATGAGCGCCGCGCGTTGGATTCAATGCGAGGAAGCGGTGACGGAGTACGGTTTCTTAGCGAAGCTCCCAACGACGGGTAGCGCGATCCAGTCTCCGTATGTGGCTATGAGTCAGAACTACATGGCACAGACGAACCGGCTCTGGTACGAGATCTTCCAGATCGTCAAGGAAAACTGCGCGACCGACTATACTGGCGCGAATCCGCAGGACGACGTTATGGAACGCTTATTGACCGCGCGCAGGGGGAAATGACTATGGATGAATTACAAGCGTTCATTCGCGCTTTGAAATACCATCGGCTTACGAGCCAGCAGCGAAAGACACTGCGCGGACAAGCGCTCGCGGGGAACCTGACTGCGGCGCAGGCCGGACTTCAAAAAATCATGTCGAAAGGAATGTCACATGGTCATTCAAACGCTGTCGGTCGGCAAGCTCGTTCCGGCGGAGTACAATCCGCGCAAAGACCTGAAACCCGGCGACCCGGAATATGAGAAGCTGAAACGTTCTCTTTCGGAGTTCGGATATGTGGAACCGGTCATCTGGAACAAGACTACGGGTCACGTCGTCGGCGGTCACCAACGGTTGAAGGTGTTGATCGACACCGGCGTGACCGAGGTCGAATGCGTCGTTGTGGAGATGAGTGCGGAAAAAGAAAAAGCGCTCAATGTCGCGCTGAATAAGATCAGCGGCGAATGGGATAAAGAAAAGCTCTCTCTGCTGATCGCAGACCTACAGGGCGCGGACTTCGATGTATCGCTTACTGGTTTTGACGCACCGGAGATCGACGTATTGTTCAAGGACGCGCAGCGTAAAGGTGCGCAGGACGACGATTTTGACGTTGACGCTGCGCTTAAAGAAGCTGCGATATCGAAGCCGGGTGATCTTTGGCTGCTCGGTAAGCATAGGCTTGTCTGCGGCGACAGCACGAAGCGTGATGTGTTTGACTTACTTATGGATGGCGGTCAAGCAAACCTCGTGGTCACGGATCCCCCATACAATGTGAATTATGAAGGCAGTGCGGGTAAGATCAAGAACGATAACTTGACCGACTCCGCCTTCTACGAGTTCCTGCTCGCTTCGTTTCAGAACATGGAAGTCAGCATGGCGAACGACGCGTCGATCTATGTGTTCCACGCGGATACGGAGGGTTTGAACTTCCGTATGGCATTCTCGGAAGCTGGGTTTTATCTCTCTGGCACATGCATCTGGAAGAAACAGTCGCTGGTACTTGGGCGAAGCCCGTATCAATGGAGGCACGAACCGGTCTTGTTCGGCTGGAAGAAAAAGGGAAAGCACGAATGGTATGCCGATCGGAAGCAGACGACGATCTGGGAGTTCGACAAACCCAAGCAAAATGCCGATCACCCGACCATGAAGCCTGTGGAGCTACTTGCGTACCCGATTCTGAATTCCAGCATGGCGAACTGTGTCGTGCTTGACCCGTTCGGCGGCAGCGGCAGTACCCTGATCGCCTGCGAACAGACGGATCGGATCTGCTGTATGATCGAGTTGGACGAGAAGTACTGCGATGTCATTGTGAAACGGTATATCGAGCAGGTTGGTTCTGATAAGGACGTTATTCTTGTCAGGGACAATGTGAAAACGCAGTACGCAGAGGTTGCGCATGCGTAAACTGACGCTTGGCAGCCTGTTTGACGGTAGTGGTGGATTTCCGCTCGGCGGGTTGCTCTGCGGAATTCACCCTATAT